GCTAAAGCCCAAAAAGTATTTGTAGCAGGTATGAAAGCTGAAATGCCAACTACTTCTGGGGTAAGTCCAGGTCAACATACTGGTAAAATAATTTTTCATTTTGCTGATGCATCTGGTGGCGGTAGAGGTGAGGCAATTACGGCAGATCCTACTGGTGATCTAGACCCTGCTTGTGAATTTGGACACAATCATGTTACTTTTAATCAATCAACTTTTAACACACCAAATGCAACTTTATCTCCAAGTGCCTTAAAAGTAGGTTCTACTATTGAAATAAATGGTGGTAATACTAGTGGCTTACAGATAAGAGATGCGGCTTCTACATTTGGAAATTCACTTACACTTCATAGTAGATTAAACAAAGACCATGCTTTTGCTGGTGTTGATTCTAACTCAAGTCAAAAAGTAATGTTACCCTGCGTGCAAAACGAAAATAATACAAAAGGGTCTACTCTTAATGCAGGATTTTTATATGGTGGTATTGTTCACACTTCAAAAACTACTATGAGCAGGACACAGTTTTGTAGTATGCGTGGCATGGGTTTGTATCTACATAGTAACGCAAGCAATATAACTGTTGATTTACCGAAAGCTGATTTTGTTAATGCTACTGATAAAGCTATGGTAGGAGATATGTTTAAATTTGTTTGCGGTGGAACTGGTGAAATTCATTTTGATACTGATGCGAGTGGAGACGCACAAACTATTTATTTGATTGGTGATACAACTGATGGGTCTGCTGACCTGCAAATAAAAGAGAATGGTGCAAATTTCCATATAGATGCAGGTGGATATATGACATTCCAAGCAATATCTACAGACATCTGGATGATAACAGAACATTGTGGTGTTGATTTTTCATAATAGGAGTAGTTTATGTCTGATGATAATATACCAAAATTCACTGGGTTTGAAGGTGTTACATTTTGGAACAATGTCAGAAGTTTAAGAAACAAAAAATTAAAAGCATCTGATTGGACACAATCTCCAGACTCACCATTATCTGAAACAAAAAAAACAGAATGGGCTACATATAGACAAGCATTGAGAGATGTACCTGCTGATAATAGTTCAGCTTCAAGCCAACAAGAAGTTATCTTTCCTAGTGAGCCAAGTTAATGACTAGAGTAACCACAAAAGAATTACTTTCAAGAATTGAAAAGCATGAGTCTGAATGCAATATAAAGTACGATCATATTAAGCAAAGACTCGATGAGGGTTCAAAGAAATTTATACGAATCGAATATTATATCTGGGGGATATATGGTGCGATTTTTATTACTTTTTTTGCTGATAAGTTCGTCTAGTTTTGCACAGACTGATAGCGGAAACACAAGCTCGCAAACTGGTGACTTAAATACAAACCAACAAGGGGCAACAGTAGACAGTAATAACACAACAACTACAAATACCAATCAGTACAATGGTGCAGGGTCAGCTTCTGAAATACCAGTAGCAAGTGCAGTAGCACCAAGCATGATGTCTGGTGGTAATGACAGTTGTTTACAATCAACTACTGGCGGTGTTTCAAGTTTACATTTTGGTTTGAGTAGTGGTAAATACATTCAAGACGAGGAATGTAACAGAAGAAAAGATGCACAAATGCTATTTACATTGAATATGAAGATAGCGGCAATTACCAGGATGTGTCAGTCAGACGATGTCTGGCTTAGTATGTTTGAGAGTGGCACACCTTGTCCACTCATAGTTGGTGGTAAGGTGGTAGCAGGTAAAAATGCTTATTTAACTATGAAAAGAAAGCCAGAATTATTTGTAAGAGGTTATGAAGAAAACAAGGAATACTTCAAAGTAGCTTTAGGAATAAATGGTGAAAAGAGTGAAGATACAGAAACTAGCAAAACTGATAATAGCAAGTCTATTTCTGAGCGTTTCCGCACAACTAAGTGGTGATACCAATAATGGTGTTTACTACCCTCAGTCAGTGTCTTTTGGGTCATTGATAGACCCTAATATCAATCCTTTACGACCACAAGGCGATTTCGTTGAAATACAAGAGCTTATCAATACTGCAAACTATATAAATACTCAAGTCAGTAATGCTACTGCAAGTGTTATCGAAATGCAGATGGGAGTACCAATTTCCGCAGATAATATCGAAGGATTGACTGTACCAGTTGCAGGTAGAACCGATAGCCATAAAATAGACCTCATAGAAGTTGCTTATTATAATCAATCTATACTAGATACAGCAAATGCAAATTATTACAGTGCTGAACACTTGTTGGTGGATAGCTATGAAGAAAATAAAGCAGAAATGTCAGCGGCAGTGGATATGTTTACAGATGCGGCTACAGAAATATCAAAGGCAGAGCAAATATACCAAGAGGCTATTAATGCTCA